CACTCCCAATCGCTCGGAGGCGGTCTGGGGCCATCTGATAGGCTTGTGGCGTCATGGTGGGCCGATATTGTCCGGGTAGAAAACGCCTTGCGCCAGTATGGGCAGGGGGCTTACCTCGGGGTTCGGCACGTTCTGCTTGATGACGCCGACTTGCCGGATGAGGCCATTGCGGACGCGATTGTGGGCCTCCGGGTTGTCGCGGTCGAAATGGGGAGGCTTCCCAAGGGGGCGCACCCTTTTGTGGATAATCGGATTGCCGCTTGACATGGCGCGCAAATCAGTTCACAGATTGTCATTAATCTACCATCCGAATTTTTGCGCCCGGCTTAGGTCGGGCGTTTCGATTCCAGAGTTTGCCTGTCTAAAAATGCGAACGGCGGCAGCCGGGATGGGCAATACAGTTCGGCGGCCTCCCCTATCAGCCAGTCCCCTCCTAGCGCCTCGGGGTGATGTGCCGCCGATCCTATCCCGCGCTCATCTAGGACGCGCCCATGACTGACCGCTATGTGATTGTGGACCGAGTTGGACGCATCGGCCCCGGAATGGATAGACAGGGGCCGGACACTGCGCTGTGCTATTCTCGGCTTTCGGGAAACCCCGGACGCTGGCCCGCCTACCGCATCCGCATACAGATGAAGCCAACCACCAATTCTCGCGTCAACCCCTATTATACGGATTGGCGGCTGTTGATGAGCATTGCCGCGCCTGACGAGACTGGCGTCTAACCCGTGAAACTCATCCAAGCCCCTGCGATATACTCATATTAAACGCGGATCAGGCATGGGAGAACTACTGTACCGCCCTCCACCTAGCACTAGGCCAGCGGTACAGAATAGACGCCACTCAATTCCACGACATAGCCGCGCGGTCCCTTGATCAGCATTTTGCCGAGGTTGAACGCCGGATGATCCGGGCGAATGAGAGGGGCATCGTATGACACGACCATTCCCCGACCGCCTGGACCGCATCGCCGCCGATGTAGAAGAGCTAAAGCGCCGCCAGCAGACCGCGCGGATACAGCAAATGACCGCCGAAATGGCCTCCGAGATCGAGCGCATCAAAGCCGAAGACTGGAAAGAGCCGGAAGATTTGGTCGAGTTCGCGAAGGCGGGCGAGTTTAAGGGTTCCGATCAATGAAGCGGTCCATGCGACTTAGCTCCTTAGAATCGGAAGCTAAGTCTAAACTTCGTGTTGAGCGGGAAAAGGAATACCAGCTAATAAAAAAGATTGGGCTTAACACACTTCCTTGGTCAAAAGTCTCAAGGCAACTTTGTGGTTATAGGGCTAATAAACCTAAGCCTGTCACGCTTGCGCCGGTTAGCTTTCTGAAGTCCGATGCCCATTCTTGAAAACTCCCGCCATGAGAAGTTCGCCCAAGGCTTAGCGCAGGGCATGAGCGCGGCGGAAGCGTACCGCCAAGCTGGCTACGAAGTGAAGGGGAATGTTGCCGAGGCCGCCGCATCCCGCCTGTTACGGAATGTTAAGGTGGCATCCCGCGTTGAGGAATTGAAATCTCGCGCCGCTGTGTCAATCCAGATTAGCCGCGAATGGGTTCTTGAGCAGCTTGTGGACAATCTGCGCCTTGCCAAGGACACGGGCCAGCTTGCCCCAGCAAATCGCGCCGCCGAACTGCTCGGCAAAGAGCTGGGCATGTTTGTAGATCGCTCGGAGAACGTCAACCAGAATGTCTCTTACGTCATCTCAGGCGAACCCGTCGAGGACGCCGACGAGTGGCTTGCCGAACACCGGCCAAACTAAACTTGCATGGGCGCCGCAAGCAGGCCCGCAGGCTGCTTTGGTCAAATGTCCGGTCGATGAGATATTCTTCGGCGGCGCACGCGGAGGTGGCAAAACTGACGGGATGCTTGGAAAGTTCGCCAGCAAGGCGAGCAAGTACGGCATGAACTGCGTAGGGGTTTTCTTTCGTAAGACCCGCGAGGACTTGAAAGAGGCCATGGAGCGTTCCGCCCAGATTTATGGGCCGATTGGCGCAAAGTGGCATGAGCAGAAGAAGTGGTGGCGGTTTCCTAACGGCGCTCGGTTGAAGTTTGAATACCTAGAACGAGACGCCGACGCGGACAATTATCAGGGCCATAGCTATACTGACGTATTCTTTGAAGAGTTGACGCACTGGGCAGACCCTAAGCCGGTCAACAAGCTCAGGGCAACGCTACGCAGCGCGGCGGGTGTGCCGTGTCAGTTCCATGCGACGGGCAATCCGGGCGGGCCGGGCCATCAGTGGGTGAAGGCGAGATACATTGATCCTGATCCGCGCGGTTGGCAGATCATCAAGGACGAGTTTGAAAACCCATTCACGGGTGAAAAGGTTAGTAAGAGCCGCATATTCATCCCGTCCAGGCTGATTGATAATCGCTTCCTCGGTTCTGAGTATGTCGCGAACCTGTATCAGTCAGGTTCAAAAGAACTTGTTCGGGCGTGGCTTGAGGGCGACTGGTCTGTAATCGAGGGTGCGTTCTTTGACTGCTGGTCGAACGAAAAGCATGTCATCAAGCCGTTCGTTATCCCTGATGATTGGCTTCGTTTCCGATCTGCTGACTGGGGTTCTGCTGCTCCTTTTGCTGTTGGCTGGTGGGCTGTTTGCCCCGATGAATTTCGGTTACCATCTTGTCCATCTGTCGTCATTCCTCGTGCTGCTATCGTGCGTTATCGTGAGTGGTATGGCGCTTCTGGACCCAACAACGGGTTAAAGCTCACAGCCGAAGAAGTCGCCCGAGGCATAAAGGCCAAGGAAGCTGGCGATGCCATCGCTTATGGCGTCCTAGACCCCGCAGCGTTCGCTGTAGATGGCGGGCCAAGCATTGCAGAGCGCATGATGAAAGAGGGCGTTGCCTTCCGTCGTGCGGACAACAAGCGAGTTTCCCAACGCGGCGCAATGGGCGGTTGGGATCAAATGCGCGCACGCATGAAGGGCGGGGAAGATGGCCGCCCCATGCTGTACGTGTTTGATACGTGCAAGGACTTCATACGCACGGTTCCGGCGTTGCAGCATGATCCGGACAAGCCGGAAGATTTGGACACTGACGCCGAAGACCACGTAGCGGACGAGGCGCGTTACGGCTGTATGTCGCGGCCTTGGGTTCCCAAGCAAGCCGAACACGAAACACCAGACCGCCTTGATGTGCAAGTTCTGCCTGGCGGTGGCGTGCGGATGAATATGTCAGTGTTTGAAATTATCGAAGCCAAACGGAAAAAGCGAGCCAATAGCTGATGGATGAGTCAAGCGCCACATATGAGACGAAAGAGCAGTCGCAGGAAAGCGATGCTGATTTCGTGCGCTTTTGGCTCGACGCTATAGAAGCGGCTTCGCGCGAGGAAAAAGAGTTCCGCGACGATGGCGAAGATGTCATCCAGATTTATCGCGGCGAGAAGGATAGCGAGACAGAGTTTAACATCGTCTATTCCAACGTCGAAACGCTTCTCCCGGCGATCTACAATTCAACGCCTGTGCCTGATGTTCGTAGGCGTTTTGGCGACCGTGACGCCATCGGCAAGACGATTGCAGACATGCTGGAGCGCGGGCTATCTTACTCGCTGGATAGCTACGACTTTGACGCCACCATGCGCAACGTCATCTTTGATAGCGCGCTTTCCGGGCGTGGCTTGGCTCGTGTCCGGTACATTCCGTACATGGATGAAACGGGCGAGGCTGTCGCTTACGAGGAAGCATCCTGCGAATATGTGCCGTGGAAGCATTTTCGCCACGGCGCGGCGCGCGTATGGGATGAGGTGCCGTGGATTGCCTTTGAGCACTTCCTAAACCGCGACCAGTTGCGCCAGTTGAATGAGGAACTTGCCGACGAGGTGCAGCTTGATTGCTCGACCCGTGGCGAGGCTGCGCAAGAGGACAAGAGCGACATATTCAAGCGCGCCCGCGTTTGGGAGATTTGGGACAAAGACGCGAAGGAAGCTATATTCATCGCGACGGGCTACACCGACAAGGCTTTAAGCCGTCAGCCTGACCCGCTCGGATTGACTGGCTTTTATCCTATCCCGCGCCCCGTGCAGCCTATCTCGACACCCGGCAAACTTTGCCCTGTCACGCCATACAAGGCGTACAAAAAGCTCGCGGAAGAATTAAACAGCGTCACGCAGCGCATTCAAAAGCTCGTCAAGCAGATCAAGGTCAAGGGCGGCTATCCGTCAGGCGGGCAGGACGTCAGCGCGCTTGCGAATGCGGACGATGGCGAAATCGTAGCATTGCAGGGGCTTGAGGCTTTTGTCTCGTCCAATGGCGATGTGAATAAAATGATTGCTTGGTGGCCGATTGAGCCACAGGTAAAGGCCCTTGCGCAGCTTTACCAGCAGCGCGAACTAATCAAGCAGACCATTTATGAAGTCACGGGCTTGTCGGATATTGTGCGCGGGGCTTCGATGGCCTCGGAAACGGCGACGGCGCAGCAGATCAAGGCCCAGTGGGGTTCGCTTCGTATTCAGCGCCTACAGGCCGAGGTTCAACGCTTTGCGCGCGATTTGTTCCGCCTTAAGGCTGAGATATTCGCGACGAAGTTTGATATTCGCAATCTCTCGCTGATTACCGGCATTGCGGTATTGCCTCAACAGCAGATTGCGATGGCGCAGCAGCAGGCGCGGGCTTTGCAGCAACAGCAGCAGCCTATCCCGCCTGAATTGGAACAGGCGTTGAAGGCCGCGCCGCTCGAACAGGTTGAGCAAATCATGCGCTCTGACCTGATGCGCTCTTACAAGATTGACGTAGAGTCCGACTCGACCATTCGCGCCGATCTAACCCGCAATCAAGAGCAGATGGCCGGATTTATTCAGGGGACGGCGCAATACATGCAGGCGGCTCTTGCATTGGCCCAAGGCGGCATGGCGCGTGAGCCGTTGGTTGAGATTTATTCGGCCTTTGCCCGCCAGTTCAAATTGGGCAAGCAGGCAGAAGATGCGCTTGACCGCATGGCCGAAATGGCAAAGCAGCCGCAAGAGCCTAAGCCCGATCCAGAAGCGGAAAAGCTGAAACTGGAACAGCAGCGGATGCAGATGCAGGCGCAGGCAGACCAGCAGAAGCAACAGGCCGATATGCAAATGGAGCAAGTGCGGCTTCAAATGGAGCAGCAAAAGGCCCAACAGCAAATGGCGCTTGAGCAATACAAGATGGCCTCAGACTTTGAACTAAAGCGCGAGGGCCAGCAGATTGAAGGCGAACTTGAGCGCGAACGCATGGCCGGAGAACAAGGTGTTCCCGCGCTCAAGGGCAATAAGCAGGCATCGGCTGGGCCTATCGGCGGCGCTGTCGCGAAGATGGGCGAAAGCCTTGGCAAGATGATTGCCGAGCAGAACGCGGCATCTGACGCCCGGCACGCGGACATGATGCAGATGTTTGGCGAAATGATGCGCCAGCAGAGCGCGCCCAAGCGCGTTGTTCGGGATCGTGCTGGCAATGTCGTGGGCGTTGAGCCTGCGGTTACGGTGAACTAATGGCCTCCGGCGTCGGTGTCGCTGAAATAGACTTCGGCGCATGGCCGGGGACTAACGAGGCGTCAATAGCTGTCACGGGGCAGGGTGAGATTACCTCGGCGGCCAGTGCTGAGGCTTGGTTGATGGCGGATGACACGACAACGGATCATGACGCAAACGATCATCGGTACGCATCTATATTGATGGGCCTGACATGCGGCACGCCATTGGATGGCGTCGGCTTCACGATCTACGCCCGCTCGCTTGAGAAATTAACCGGCGCATTCAAGGTGCGTTGGGTGTGGTCAGTCTGAGGATAACCTATGGCTCTTGACGCAAATATCCGTGGTCAGTCTGGCATTCAGGCCGATGTTGATGCGAGTGGCCGCCAGCTTGTGCGGCTTCCAGATGCAACCACGCCCGCCAACGTGGGCGGCGTGCGTCTCTTCTCGGAAAACGATGCTGGCGAAGGCACCGGTACGCCGCATCTTATGTCGCCTGAGACAGACGAGGATTTTCGCCTTCGTGTCGCTCAGGATACGCCGCTTGATATTGAGACGTTCAATTACACGGCGCAGAACACCGGCAAGCACAATTACGCCAACACGACGCTTGCAGCCACCTGGGGAACGGGCGGCCTGCTGACCAATTCCGGCTCCGTCACGACGACAACGACCGGCCTGCGCGTTCGTACCTATGCGTCCTTTCCCATTATGGACCCCGGCACGCTGAATGTCTCGGCGACTGTGGCATTTAGCTCGCAACCAGTGGCGAACTCGATTATTGACTTCGGCCTGTTCCTTGACGGCGCGGCCAACCCCTTTGCGCCGACTGATGGCGCTTATTTCCGCCATTCATCGGCGGGCCTCTTTGGTGTCATCAATCACAACGGCTCGGAACTCACAACCACGGCGCTCGACTTCTCCTATGTGGTCAACCGCTTTTATGCCTTCGCGATTATCGTTCATGAGCGTAGCGTCGAGTTCTGGATTGATAACGTCCTTTACGCTACGATTGATACGCCTGTAGGGCAGGGACAGCCGTATGCGTCTGAATCGCTCCCCTTCGCCATGCGTCACGCCATTGTCGGCGGCGCGGCTGGCGGCGTCTTGCAGGCGACCCTAAAAGAATATTCTGTTTCAATCGGCGGCCTGCAAATCGCAGATACGCTTGGGGAGATCAACAACCGCATTGTGGGAGCCTATCAGGGCCTTTCAGGCGGCACGATGGGCACGCTTGCCAGCTATGCCAACTCGGCAGACCCGACTGCCTCGGCGGCTATATCAAACACGGCGGCGCTTGTTACTGGCCTCGGCGGTCAGTTTCGCTTCAACGCTGGCGCAACGGCTGTAACTGATGGCATCATTGTATCGTATCAGGTTCCCGCCCTTGCAGTTACCGCGCGTAATCGCCGTCTCAAGGTCAACGGCATCCGTATTTCGTGCATCAACACGGGCGCTGCTGTTGCGACGACCGCGACCGCAATTCAGTGGTCCCTGGCCTTCGGCCATACCGCAGTTTCACTCGCGACGGCGGAAGCGGCTACGACGAAGGCCCCGCGCCGCATTCCGGTCGGGATCATGACTTGGCCTGTTGCCGCTGCGATTGGCGCAGCCCCTACCGGGGGCGATATTGTCGTTCTTTTTGATAGTCCGATCTACGTCAACCCCGGCGAGTTCTTTGCGTTCGTCGCCAAGTTCATCCTTGGCACGGCAACCGCGTCTCAGGTCATTTGGGGAACGGCGACCGTCATTCATTCTTGGGAATAATTAAATGTCGCTCCTACTCAGGCTTGTAGGGGCTGAAAGCCCGCCGCCCGAAGTTATCACAGGCGGCGGCTGGGTAGAGCTAGACGTTGCCAGAGAAGCGCGCAGGACAGCAGAAAAACGCAAGCGCGAGATTTGGCGATCAATCGAGCGGACGATTGAGGAAGCCTACGCAACGGCCACAGGTGGGCCGCGCAAGGAAATAAGAGCTGAGGTTAGGCAGGAACTAGCGCAGCGCGACCCCGCAAGGATCGCAGCCATTGCCGCGCGCCTAACTGAAACGAGCGACCCGGAATCTTTGAAGCTAGTCAAATCACTAAACGCCCGCTTGGCCGAATTGGAGCAGGCGGCGCTTGTTTATGACCGCATGGAACAACAGGCCCGCATGTTGTGGGCTAGGCAGAATGACGACGCAATAACCGTCTTACTTATGGTGGACTGATGAGCAATCAGGAAAAGCGCCAACAGTCAGTTAGGGCTTCTACCGGCACGGCTTACACGTATAACGATGACTGGATGGCGCTCTTTACCGCAGCCGGGATTACGTCAGGGACGTATAACGAGCGGCTTAGGGCGTGGATCAATGCGCAACTAAGCACGGCTTACACAACGCTTCCCGATGCGATGCGGGCATATGCCGTCAACCAAGGCGTTTCATCATGGAATGAGCTTGGGACGTTTACGCCCGGTGGTGGCGGTGGGCCAACAGGAACGGGCATCGTTTGGGGTTCCGGCAATTACATTGTTTGGGGAACCGGCAACTATATTACGTGGGGCTAAGACATGCCAGAATTTGATATTAAAGCCGCGTCTCCTGATACATCGCTTCCGTCAACGGGCTTCCTGTTTGGCGCTGATTCGCAGGCTTCGGCGAATCCAAGCATTTACTCGACGCAGACCGTAGCGACGGCGCTTCTCGGCTCTACGTCGCTGACGGGCGCAACAGAGACGACCAGCAAGCCGCTGCTCGACCTCACGCAGACATGGAACGCTGGCGCTGTCACGTTCACGGGCTTGCGGTTTAATGCTGCTGGAACATCAGATGCAAATAGCGCGGCGGATTCGTTGCTGATGGATTTGCAGGTTGGTGGAGTTAGTAGAGCAAAAATCAATAAAGCGGGGCAGCTTACAGTTGCAGGAGGAAGCGGCGGGTCTAATGGGTTTTCACTAAACATCGTTGCGGGAACAAACAACTGGGGTTTTGTGGATGGCGGCGCTAATGCACTAAGGTTTGGTTTCAACAACAACGCTGTATATTATGCTTATTCATCGCCTTACGAAATAAGATTTGCTGGAACAGCTCTCGTAACTTGGGCGCCCACAAGTCCGGACGGCGCGGCTGATTTAACCCTTCGCCGCCGTGCAGCCGCCAACCTCCAACTTGGTGCAGCCGACGCAGCCGCTCCCGTAGCCCAAACGCTCAGCGTTCAATCCGTCGTCGCGGGTACGAGCAACACGGCGGGGACGAACTTTACGATTGATGGCTCGCAGGGCACAGGAACGGGCGCTGGCGGCTCGCTGATCTTTCGTGTTGCGCCTGCTGGGTCGAGCGGCTCGGCGCAGAATGCGTTGAGCACGGCGCTGACGATTGCGACAACGGCTATCACGGCGCAGAACCATCTGCTGTTTAGTGCTGACAACACCTACGACATCGGCGCAAGCGGTGCTACGAGGCCGCGTGACTTGTTCCTTGGACGCAATCTTGTTCAGGTTGGCGCGTATCACGAAATGGCTGAAATGACCGCACCCGCCGCGCCAGCAACTAATAGTGTTCGCATCTACGCAGAAGATAACGGCTCAAGCAAAACCCGACTAATGGCTCGCTTTGCCACGGGCGCTGCTGTCCAGATCGCGATTGAGCCGTGATGAAACACATTGCCACCATACCAGTGCAGAGGGGACCAATGCTAACCGTAACTTTCACTCAAGACGACCTCAACGCCCTTTCCGCTCTCTTGGATGCAGCCGTGAAGGCGACCGGCATTCAGGGCGCAAAGGCTGCGCTGCCCATCATCGCAAAGCTGGAACAGGCTGTTGCGGAAGCGAACAAGCCGAAAGAGGACATCGACAATGGCTAAAATCACCATTAGCTTTGAATCGCCATCCGTGCTTGCTGGCGGCCCTGCGACATTCGTTTATGAAGTGGATGAGGCCTACGCGCCAGACTTCGCGGCTGCCGTCTACGCATCGCGTCATGGGCAGGTTGCTGAAACCATCATGGCTGATACGGGCCAGAAGGATGAAGATGGCAATCCGGTCTTCGGGCCTGCTATCCAGATGCGCCCCGCGTCATTCACCGAGGGCTTGCAGTCTTGGTCCGACCTCAACATTCGCGATGTGATCCTTGGTGCGGTGAATACGTTCCGCGTTGAAAAGGCCAAGGCCATTGCGCTTGCGGGTGTGGTTGTCCCGCCGATTGGCTTGAAAGAATAAGCAATGGTGACCTTCGTTCTTAGGAATGGCTTGCTAGTCGATAAACAGACCGGAGAGCGGATGGCTTTGCCGAAAGACTGGAAGCCTGTAGCGCCGCGTATTCAGCCCGATATGGAACCTTTCGTCTCTCCCGTCTCAGGACAGGTTATCGGCGGTAGAGCGCAACGCCGTGACGACATGAAGCGTCATGGTTGCATTGATGGCCGGGACATTCCGCGCCGCCCCTACGTGCTGAGTGAGAAGTACGCAAAGTTGACCGGCCTGCCTTTGAAGGGCCGCGACTGCTAAGGAGCTAAACATTGTCAGAATTGGAAACCGCCAACGCGGGAGCAATCGCTTCCGCGAGCGAAACTCCGTCGCCTGCGCCATCAACGCCAAGCGAACAGACGCCATCCCCGGAAGCCAGCGAGGCCGCCATTGATGCGGATTTGCAGGCCATATGGGCAAAGAATAACCCAGCCCGCGATGAAAGCGGAAAGTTCAAATCAACCAATCCCGAAGCGCCCGCAGCGGAAACGCAAAGCAATGCCACGGGAGAAACGAAATCCGAGGGCCAGACCCCAGGAGACAAGCCCGTCGAAACGGTAAAGCCGTCCATCGACCCGCCGTCTTCCTGGTCCCGTGAAGTCCGCGAGAAGTGGGCTTCGCTTCCACCTGACGTGCAAGAGTATGTTGCGCGCCGGGAAAGCGAGAGCCATTCGCAGATTACACGCTTGGGGCAGACCGCAAGGGCCGCAGAGCCATTGCTAAGCGTCATCGAACAGAACCGCGAGCTATTTTCCAGACGTAACGTGCAGCCAGAGCAGGGCGTTGCTGCCTTGCTTAATGCACAGCGGAAACTGGACGAGAACCCGGTTGCTGCCATCGGTTGGCTTGCCCAGCAATACGGCGTGGACCTTTCAATGTTCGCCAATGCGGACGGATCACAGTCGGCGCAAAGCCCACAAGTGGCAATGTTGCAGGCTGAAATCGCGTCAATGCGGCAGCAACTAGCGGAAACATCTTCAACCGTCAGGCAGACGCAAGCCGAAAGGCAGGCGAATGAACTGGCAAGACATCAATCAGCGGTCGATGCGTTTCTGAATGGCAAAAGCCTGACGGAATCTGACGAGTCGGAACTGGTTGTCCTCATTGCATCCGAACGGCAGTTTAACCCCGGCAAGAATGCCGAACAACTGTTGCAAGATGCGTGGGAGACGTTCCAAGCCCGTTCCCCCGAACGCCGTCAGAAGATGATCGAGCAGCAAATCTCTGAGGCTCAGGCCAAGAGAGACGAGGAAGCCAAGAAAAAGGCGACCGAGGCAAAGAAGCTCGCATCAATCAACGTCAGGTCAACGCCCGCAACTTCGCCCAACGGTAAAACGATGGACGACACGTTGCAGGAAATCGCAAGGCGCGCTTACGGTCGATAAGGAAACTGAGCAATGCCTTCACCTAATGCAACTTTTACCGAAATGGTCACGACGACCCTCCGCAACCACAAGAAGCAGCTTACGGACAACGTGTCCGCGAACAATGCGCTCCTCCGCGTCATGAAGGAAAAGGGCAAGATTCAGACCCGCTCCGGCGGCTATGAAATCGTCCTCCCCCTCGATTACGCAGAGAACGCGACGTATCAGCGTTACGCTGGTTATGATCCGCTCAACATCTCCGCTTCTGACGTTCTGTCGGCGGCCAAGTATGATTGGGCACAGGTCGCTATTCACGTGACGGCTTCCGGTCGCGAGCTTCGCATGAACAACGGCCCGGAGCAGATGATTAATCTGGTCAAGGCACGCATTGCTAACGCGATGCGCACCGCCGCCAACAACTTCTCCATCGACCTGTACTCGTCGGGCGCACTGACGAACCAGATTGGCGGACTTGCCACCCTTATCCAGACGAACGGACAAGGCACGGTCGGCGGCATCAACGCGGCAACTTATAGCTTCTGGGCGAACAAGTTCCGCGAAATGACCGGAACCAACACATATGCGTCGATCCAGGCGGATATGAACAACCTCTGGCTGGCAACCAATCGTGGCACGGATAAGCCCGACCTTATCGTGTCCACGCATGACCTGTACGCGGCCTATGAAGCCACGTTGCAGTCCAACCAGCGTTACGCTGACGCGAAGCTTGGCGCGCTTGGCTTTGAAGCCCTGCGTTACAAGTCCGCACCCATCGTGTTCGATTCCAATTCGAACTTTGCGACGAACGGCGAGCGTATGTACTTCCTCAACACTGATTACCTCTACCTGATCGAGCATCCCGAGGCCAAGTGGACCGAGGACGAGGAGAAGGTGCCGGTTAATCAGGACGCGGTCGTGGTCCCGATCTACTGGATGGGCCAGCTCGTGACCTCGCAGCGTTCGCTGCAAGGCATCATGTTTGACGCCGCGTAATCAGAGACAGAAGGAGAAACGAACATGCCTTACTACATCACTAACGCAATCGCGGGAACGCAGTCGATTGCTGAAACGGACACGGTTCAGCGTCATGCGCTCGGAACCATCGTCGATGCCTACGATCCTGTCTATGGCGCCGGCGAGTTTGTTTACCTTGCTGGCGTTGCAAGCACGGCAATTGGTTCTTGGGTTACGTTCAACCGCGATGATGGCACGACGGCGCTTCTCGCCGCCAATGCCATCGGCCCGGTTGCCGTCGCCATGTCGGCTAACGACGCGGCAACCAAGTTCGGCTGGTATCAGATCACGGGCAAGGCCATCGGCCTCTGTCTCGCGCTCTTTGCTGACAACGCCAACGTCTACGCAACCGCGACTGCTGGCAGCGTCGATGACGCGGTTGTGGCAGGCGACCGCGTGAAGAATGCCAAGGGCGCGTCCGCTATCGGCACGCCTTCGGGCAGCTTTGCCGAGTTTGAGATTGATCGTCCCTTCATGGATGACGCTCTTGCGGCCTAACGAATACGGGCGGGGGCTTCGGCTCCCGCCCTTCCTCTAACAACAGGTGATTGATGGTTGATCTAGCGCCTTCCAGCAAAATTGGCGTTCGTTATCTTCGTGCTGAAACCGAAATTACGGTTGACGAAAAGACGGGCCAATCGCGAACGAGGGATCGGGTTTATTTCTGCCAACCGGGTTCGGCCCAGATTGCGCAGACCTCGGAATATGTTTCGCTACTTAGCAAGAATAAGGAATTGTGGACTGTTCTTGGCCCGCATTACGAAGCGTGGAAGCAGAACAACGAAATCCCCGCGCATGGCACGCCACTGGCGGCTTGGGCGGGCATCACGCCCCAGGAAGCGGAAATCCTCAAGTCGTTTAGCATCCCGACTGTAGAGGAATTGTCAGTCGTACAGGATAGCATGATGGCGCGTATTCCCTTGCCGAATATCAGGGCGAAAAGGGACATGGCGCAACGCTATCTCGCATCGTCGGACACGCGCAAGACGGAGCAGGCTTTAGCCGAAAAGGATCAGCAGATTGCTGATTTGCAGGCCAAGCTGGAAAACCTTGCGGAACTGGTGGCGGAGAAGCTTGACGCCGCCGAAGCGCCAAAGCGCGGGCCGGGGCGTCCACCTAAGCAAGCGTCATCGGAATAACTGAGAAAGCAGAGGGATAACTGAATGTCGCTCCTAACGATAACACAGGACGCCATGTCCCTCTGCGGCCTTTCGGCGGCTACTGCGGTTTATGGAACGAATGACCCGACAACGGCGCAATTCGTCGCGCTGGCTCAAGTCGAGGGCGACGAGCTTTCCCGCTTCCATGATTGGCGTGCGCTTAAGACGGCGTTCACGATCACGGGCGATGGAACCACAACGCTGTGGGATTTGCCCGCTGCCTTTGATCGCTTCATGTCGGGTGAAATCCTTTGGTCTGACCAATCGGCTGGCGAACTTCTCCCGCTTGTTTCAGATCAGGAACTAGTCGCGCTTAAAGCTCAGGAAACAGACCCGCCAGAATCAGTCTGGCGCTTGTTTGGCGATCAGATCGAGATATGGCCCGCGCTTTCTAGCGGCGAGATTGTTACGACTGAATACCGGTCATCATACTGGATTCTGGACAACAATGCGACAACCCGCAAGGCGCGTTGGAGCGCGGATACCGACCGCGCGATTGTGCCGGAGAGGCTCATCACGCTTGGCCTTGTATGGCGCTGGAAGCAAGCCAAGGGCTTCGACTATTCGGAATCCTTCCGGTCATACCAGTTTGAACGTCAGCGCGCGGCGGGCGTGGACGGAGGAAGCCCGACAATCCAGATTTCCGAAACATCGCGCGCTGATATAGCGAAGATGGGCCGCCCGGCTCATTACACGGTCACGCCGTAATGTTGCTCGCCCCACTGCGCCAGAACAAAAGCCGAGCCGGAACATCGGTGGGCGCTTCCATGCCTGCGCCGGTGGAAGGCTGGGATGATGAAAGCTCGCTTGCGGACATGTCCCCGCGCCGCGCGGTCATCATGGATAACTGGTTTCCGCAGCCCGCCTATGTCGAATTGCGCCGGGGATGGTCGCTTCATAGCACGACGGCCAAGACGGTTCCGGTAAAAACCCTCATGGCGTACCACGCGCCTAACAGCGGGAATGACAAGCTTTTCGGCGTTTCGGATAACACGATTTACAACGTGTCCGCATCATCGGCATCCGCGACAACCGTTGCAAGCCTGACGCAGGCGCGCTTGCAGTTTGTGAACTTCACGACCTCGGGCGGATCGTATCTCTACACCGTCAACGGGGCTGATTTGCCCAACGTGTTTGACGGTTCGGCTTGGTCCAATCCGGCCATAACGGGGCCGGATGAAAGCACGTTTATCAATGTGAACGTGTTCAAGTCGCGGCTGTATTTCGTGCAGGTCAACTCAACCAAAATCTGGTATCTGCCGGTTGATAGCATCGCGGGCGCAGCCACATCGTTCGAGCTTGGCGGCGTCATGAGCATGGGCGGCAACATTGTCGCCATGGGGACGCTAACCCTTGACGGCGGTTCCGGCCCCGACGATCACGCCGTATTCGTCACAAGCAGGGGTCAGGTCATTGTCTATCAGGGTTCGGACCCCTCGGACGTAAACGCTTGGGCCTTGGTCGGCGTCTATAACATCGCGCCCCCGATAGGCTACCGCTGCCTTGTGAAGATTGCGGGCGATCTAGGCATCCTGACGACTTCCGGCCTGTTGCCGTTGTCCAAGGCGATGGTTGTTGATCGCGCGTCCCTCGATAACGTCGCGCTCACGGGCCGCATCCAAAACACGTTCACGGGCGCGCACAAGGACTACGGCGACAATAACGGCTGGAATGTCTGCGTATATCCAAAGGGCAATATGTGCATCGTCAACGTCCCTGTTGATGAGGACACAACCTCGCACCAGTATGTCATGAATACCCTTCACGGCGCATGGTGTCGGTTCCTTGGCCAAAACGCCTATTGCTGGGAAGTGTACAAGGACCGGCTATTCTTTGGCGGCATGAACGGCAAGGTCTACGAGGCCGATATTGCGTCAAGCGATGGCGGAACGGCTATCACGGCGGACCTCAAGACGGCATTCAGCTATTACGGTTCCAAGGGCACGCTCAAACAGTGGAAGATGGTGCAAACGCTCATCTTCTCGGATGGCCGCGTTGCTCCGGGCATTAAATTTAACGTGGACTTCCAAGACAGTGTTCCGACCTATATTCCATCGTCCGGCGTCCTGAATGCGATTTATTGGGATAATTTCGATTGGGACGAAGTGAACTGGCCCGGTGAAGGGACAACCTCTCAGGAATGGCAGTCGGTCCAAGTTGTCGGACAGTGCGCGGCAATCCGCATGAGGGTCATTGCCGATAGCGATAGCGCCAGCCCGATTACGCTGCGGGTGAATGGGTTCAACGTGATATATGAGCGGGGCGGGTTCCTCTAGTGCGCCTTGTACTTGGGCATGATGAAGCCGTTGGCGTATTCGCTGCGGAACGCTTAGGCGTGCCGATTGTCCCGCCGTTTACGTCAATGGGCATTGTTGACGATGACGACCAGCTAGTCGGCGCGATTATCTACAACGGTTACAACGGCGCGAATATTGAGATTAGCTTCTACGGCCCCGGCGCATTGCATCGGCGGTTCATCAAGGCGGCCTTCGCCTATCCGTTCGATCAGTTGAATGTGATCCGCCTAACGGCACGAACAAGGCGGTCAAACAAGACGACATGCAAGCTGCTTCCTCGCCTTGGCTTTGTGTACGAGGCAACCCTGAAAAACTACTTTGGCCCGTCGCGTGGGGATGATGCGGTTTTATTCCGCATGACCCGTAGCGAGGCCGCGAAATGGATAGGAGATTAGCAATTGAATAGCCCCTCCGCCCCGAAGCCGCCAGACCCGCGCGTTGTTGCCGAAGCGCAAACAAAGTCAAATAAAGAGACTGCGGTTGCGAACGCCTATCTTAACCGCATTGACCAGACCGGGCCAACCGGAACTTCATCTTATGAGGTTGTCGGAACTAACCCGGACGGGACGCCCAAATTCGCCCAAACGACGGCGTTTAGCGCCCCCGTGCAAGGCTTGTTCGATTCAAGCATGGCGATGAACAAGGGCATTGCTGATACGGGTGTGCAGCAGATTGCAGGCATCCAGCAGCAGTACGCCAAGCCGCTCGATCTGAATACGGAAGTTGAAAACAGGATTGCGCAATTCCAGTCCGCGCGTCTTGATCCGTCATTGCAGCAGCAGGACGAAGCGTTGCGCAATCGGTTGACTAACCAAGGCTTCCGCGAGGGAACCGAAGGTTGGGACCGCGCGATGACTCGGCAAGGCCAGATTGCGAATGACGCGCGCAATTCAATGTGGCTCGGCGCTCGTCAGCAGGGTGTGAACGAGGCGCTTATGCAGCGCACTCAGCCCCTGGCTGAGTTTAATGCTATTCGCACTGGCGCTATGCCTCAAATGCCGACATTTGCCGGCGTCCCCCAGACGCAGCAGGCCGGAACCAACATCGCGGGCATTTACAGCGATAACTACAATCAGCAGATGGCCGCATATAACGCCCAGAATAGCCAGAACAACGCATTTATGGGCGGTTTATTCGGGCTTGGCGGTTCTCTGCTTGCCGCGCCTATGACGGGCGGCGGTTCGGTTGCCGGTTCATTGTTCGCTATGTCTGATATTCGTCTAAAGCGCGATATTCAGCGCATCGGGGCGCTGCCTTCCGGCTTGCCTGTGTACAGTTATCGCTACCTGTGGAGCGATGCGCCGCAAGTTGGCGTCATGGCGCACGAAGCGCGCAAGCTGTTCCCAGACGCCGTGCGCGAGTTTGATGGGTTCCTCGCCGTCGATTATGGAAAGGTTGGCTGAAATGGTCATGGGATATTTCAGCCCCGGCGAGGGTGAACAATTCACCTATGAAGATTTGGAGCGCAGGAAGAAAATTGCCGCCGCGCTAATGTCTCAGGCCGGGGATTATTCCCCCGTCCAGTCTTGGACGCAGGGCGCGGCGCGGCTTGCTTCCGGCCTCGTCGGCGGTTTGGAGCGTGAATATGCCAACAAGCTGTCCAAGGAAGGCGGAAAAGCCTACAATGAACAACTAGCTAAAATCTTGAGCGGCGGCCAGTCTGGCGGCTCCATGCCTGCCGCCGCTCCGTCTCCCATGCCTACGGGCGGTGCGGCTCCTGCGCCCGCTGGCGGCTCGTCTGACATGGCTCCGTTCCGCAATGCTATCGCCAGCATCGAAAGCCGTGGCTCCGGCGATTATAACGCTGTCGGCCCGACCAATCCAAGGCTCGGTCGCGCCCTTGGCCGCTATCAGGTCATGGAAGCCAATATAGGCCCGTGGTCGCGTGAGGCCCTTGGCCGCGAGGTGACGCCTGACGAGTTCTTGAAAAACCCGCAGCTTCAAGATGCGGTGTTCGATCACAAGTTCGGCCAATACATGCAGAAATTTGGTTCGCCTGACGCGGCGGCTCAAGCATGGTTTGGCGGGCCGGGGGGCGTTGGGCAGCTTAACCGCCGCGACTCGCTCGGGACAACAATCAGCGCGTATACGGACAAGTTCAACGCGGCTTTGCCGCAGGCTGGCGGCGCACAGGTCGCAAGCCTTGTCGGCGTCCCGGCTAGCGCGGCCCCTCCGCAGCCCGCACAAGGCCAGCGCCTTGCTCAGGCGGTGACAAGCCCGCCCATCCCCGCGCCCCAGCCTACAGGCAACGTGCAGCAGGCTATGATGGCCGTCCTATCTGACCCGCGCTTTAGCCCGCAGCAGAAGCAGCAGGCTATGCAAATGTATCAGATGACGCAGCGCGACGAGGGCGTGACGACCGTTGACCTTGGCGACCGCGTTGCGCTCATGAACAAACGCGGTCAGGTCATCCGCGAAATGCCTAAGACGCGCGATGGTGCGGACTGGCAGTTGGTAAAGGACGAAAACGGCAATCCTGTTGGGCGCTTTAACGCCCGCACAGGAACAACAGAGCCTATCAATGCAACGCTCCCGCAAGGAAGCCAAAGGGCACCGACGACGCGCGTTGTGAAGCAGGCTGATGGTTCGGAGGTTGCCCTGCAATGGGACGGCAAGGCCGGGCCGGAGAAAAAGGGCGCTTGGGTTCCTCTTGATGCTCCGCAGGGCGGCAACCCTGTCGCCAATCCAAAGCTGACTGAGGGGCAATCTAAAGACCTTAACTATGCCTTGCGCGGCGAGGATATTCTGCCGCTGTTGGAGCAAAAAGACACGGCTCTGACTGAGTTTCTCAGCGCCAACGCAAAGAATGTTCCGGTCCTTGGAAATTACTTCAAGACGCCTGAATATCGGCAGGCAGAACAATATGGCCGCGAACTTCTCGCCGCTATCCTTCGCAAGGACACAGGCGCGGCTGTCACGAAAGACGAAATGGAATTGTATTCCGGTATGTACCTCCCGCAGCCCGGCGACGACCAGACCACTATTGAGCAGAAACGCGCCGGGCGTGCGCGAGCAATTGAGGGCATTAAGCTTGGTATAGGCCCCGCTAAAATCCTCCTTGACCAACGTAAAGCCGTTGACACGGCGGCAAAGCCCAAGAAGGCGGATCAGAACGCGGCATCCCGCAGGACGGTTGGCGGCAAGACCTATGAGAAACGCGGCAATGATTGGTTTGAGGTTCAATAAATGACCAAAGTTACCGATCCCGAATTGCTGGCGCTTCTTAACGCCGATAGCCGCGTGACGGACCCAGCTATTCTAGCGCAGTTAAATAAAGGCGGGCCAACCCTTGCCAGCGAAGCAAAGGCTGTCGGCGCAAGCGGCGTCAAGGGCGTAGCTTCTCTGCTTGGCCTTCCCGGCGACATACTCAAAGGTACGCGCTGGGTAGCTGACCAAGCTGCTCAACTGCCGGGGAGAGCCTATAACTACATGGCCGGGGATGGTTCTTTCACCATGCCTGCGGCAATGCAGCAAAGCGCGGCGGAAGCAGATAAGGGCCGCATATCGCTTCCGGGCGGGTCTGACATTGTGCGCGGCATCGAGTCAATTACTGGGGAACTTCCCAAGCCCCAGACGACCGCAGGCCAGTATGCGGGAACAATCGCCGAATTTGCGCCAGCGGCGGCAATAGGCCCCGGCACGATAGTCCAGCGCCTTGCCATGGCCCTTGTCCCCGCTGTTGCATCTGAGAGTGCAGGACAGGTTACAAAGGAGACCGCTGCCGAACCATACGCACGCCTTGTCGGTGCTTTGGCTGGCGGTATCGGTACCGCTTGGGCGCAGTCTCCCAGCTACGCAACCCGCATGACCGCACGGGCGGCGCAAGACGTAACGCCTCAGCAGTTTCAGGCGGCGGAAACCCTTATGCGCGATGCACAAGCGCGCGGCGTGACGCTAACTGTGGACGAAGCTATCCAATCCGTTACCAACGGAGCAACCCGCTTGGGCGATGTGCGCCGCGTTGTCGAAAGCACGGTTGAGGGCGGCGGGCGTTTCGGGCCTGTTATGGCGCAGCGCCCAGCGCAGATGCAGCAGGCCACGGACGCGGCATTCAACACAATTGCGCCACGTTCCGCCAATC